CTCGGATCAGTTGGTTGCAGATGGTGTCGGCAATTATAACCACCTCTGCTTATAAATGGATCGGAAGTAGATTTTCCTTTCCAACTCTCAGATGACCACTTATCCCTAAGTTCATCTTCTGAAAATATTTTTCCTCTATTCGTAATACAAAATGGTCTACTATCACCAATTATATCTCCGTAATAAAGAAAATTTGTAAGTCCAGCTTCAGTTGCTTTCGCTTTTGTAAACTGTCCATCAAACTCCATCAAACTATCGTGTGCTAACTGCTTTGAGTATCTTCTCATATTCTCACCAGTTCGATCAGCACCATAGAAAGTATGCAACCTATCTATTGCTTTTTGTCTAGCGACTTCATCTGTTGTTGTTGCTACAAACTCTACCAATTCATCAATCTCATCTACATCAGCTTTGATATAAACTCCGTTTATTCTTTGCTGTAATTCCTTTTGCATATCGGTAAATGATTTACCAGCAATTGTCGAGGAGTAAACATTATCAGCAAGTGCATTAGTCGTCTCAGTTGCAATATCTAAAAAACCAGTAAACTTTAATCTCTTGAGATTTGTAATCGTCTCAATATCAACCTCAGTAAGTGTTTTAAACTTTGCTGGTATTGGCAAGTCTTTCATGTTTGCAACAATAACTTTTGCTAACTTGTCATACTCTCTGACTGTGTTATCAGCCCACAATAAGTAATGCTTGTCAATTGCTTCTTTCAGCTTTGGTCTTATCTCAACTGCTAATCGTGCTTCAAATAGTTTGCCTTGCCTTTGCGGTAGTTCATTTGCAATCTTTACAACATCTCTTTCAAGATTTTCAAGTGCGATATTCAATCTGTTGTTATGTTATCCATTTTTTCAAAAAAGCCTTTTTTTCATTTTTTTTATTCAATGATATCAATGAGGGTCATCTGCTAAGTCATTGATTTATGTTTCAAACACCCAAAATCCAAAAACCTATGTGGTATAATAGGGTGAAAGGAGGTGATTTGTATGAAAATTAAAAATTACTCAGACGGACAATCACCAGCGATTGATATAGGTCTTTCTGTATTAGATGCTTTAAATGGCTATCCTAATGATGAAGTTTCTAAAAAAACTTTACATATAGAAATTATTGAAAGAAACTCCTATGTAGATTTTGCAATAATCGATCAATCTAAAGTTGCTGATAGAGAGCTAGAAAAAGATTTATGGAACTCTATCAAAAAAGTGATTGGTAAAAAATATGGTGTTAAAAGTTGGACTGCACCAAAAAACCATAAATAAAATTAGGGGGGCGAAAGTCCCCCTATCTTCTCTTACCTTGCCCTCTGTACTTTTTAAAACTAGCCTTTTTCTTTTTGTTCATTGTGCTTGTGATTGGGTTTCGACCAATCGATGTACCTTTTTGTATAGGTACATGAGCAGAATATGTCTTACTCTTTCTCATTTAAATTTTTCCAAAACTCATCAAGTGGGTTATGCTCACAATTCATGCAAGGGCAACTAGGACATTGACTACCATTTGAACAATGACATTCATGCTCACAGTTTTTACACATCATTCAATTATCCTCTTTATCCGTAAACGACCCATGTCATTTTCTAGTTCGACTTTAAGCTCACTACATTTTACATAGATACCTTCTTGCTCCTCACCTATTTGTCGAGAAACAATTCTCTTTTGAGATAAACAATCTGACATTCCATTAGTTGGAACATACTCTAATACTTTATCGCCATCTTTTATCATCATCATTACAAATACAAGTTCGATCATCAGTAAGTCCCATTCTTTTCTTCAAGGTCAATTATTCTTTCTTCATGGAACTGTATAACCATGTCGTTCTTTTGTATCATCGGTATCTCTTGTTCCATTTGAGATTTAAGTTTATCTACATTTTCACTAAGGAATTCAACTAACATAAAAAGTTCCTGTATTTGTGGCGATACCATATCTCCTTTAGGAACTCCATCAATAAAATCATTTGCCGCCTCTAAGTCTTTTGTTATTAATTGTAACTCAGTTTCTACAAGAGTAAGTCGCTCTAGCAGATTGAAATATGAGAATGTTCCTATCGCTACAGCCGCTAATATAGCAATTAAATTTTTAGCTGGTAAACTTATCTTGCTATCTTCAGATAAATCTAATTTACTCGGCATCTTCTTCTTCAGCTACCTCTGCTTGAGTTTGTGCTGTTTCAAATACTCCTATCTCTGCTTGTGCTGTGATCTCATCATTGATTGTGCTGATTACTGCATCATCATCTATGACCGCACCCACAATCTGTTTATCAATCTCTTTTTGGAATGTGCTTGATCTTACACCACTTGCTTTTGCTTGTTGTAAGAAAGCAAGATCAGAAGCATAATCTCTTAGGTTAAAGCTGTCTGGATAATCAATCTCACCATCAAATGACTTACCTTGCCACATAGCCCACAAAGACCAGATTTGTTCTTCTGCATTTTCAAGTAAATCAGCCTTCTCACTCAATGTAGAATTTAGATTTTCAAACTCAGTCTGTAATGCAATCCCTGATTGTACTTGTGTCTTAGTTTGTCTTACACCAGACATATGAGTTGCTCTATCTATCATCTCAATCTTTTGCTCAATTGATGATCTGATTTCACTCAAGTTTGATCCGCTTGGCTGTAATAGAAAAGGTTTTAGTCCACTATCTAAATCATCAGGCATTGATATGATT